AAGCCAGGATCCGCCCGCTAATTTGCTGTATGGTTTCGCTTGTAGCGCCGTGCAAATCACGGATGTGGCCCTCGCGGCAATCCTTGACGTGCTCCATCAAGGCAAGGAAATCGGAGCTGTTGTGTAGACGTTCCAGCGTCTTATGGTCAAATACTTGGATCATTGGGCTTGATTAAGCTGCTGCGTTTGCATCTCGGCCATTTGGGCGGGCTTGGTGCCAATCTTTCCAATCTGCGCATTCTGCATCTGCGTCATTTGGAATTGATACTGTTCGACGTACTTTTCTAGGCGCGCCTTGAAGGCTTCGTCCTGCTGGGCACGCTGCATGACATCCGGCTGCTGGAGGTACTGCTGTACCACTTGGAGGGCAATTTGCGCCCCATTGGGTTGCGCCCCCACCTCGATGCCAGCGTAGATCTTGGCCAAATCGTCCGTGACCTTCTTGACGACGTTTTCTTGCGCCTGCTGGGCCGGCTGCAAGACGGCATCCGCCATTGCCGGGTTGATCGTATAGGCGACAAATTCAAGCACGTCGCCCATCTTCATGCGGCCTTCGGTGTCGATCTGCTTCAGCGTCACCATCTGCTGAATCTGCTTCTCCACCGTCTCCGGGTCATTGTTCAGCACGTCAAACATGATCGTAATGTCAAACTTTTCGTTCGGGTCGCCACGGCTGAACTTCACGCTGTCCGAAACACCCGTCACGCGGAAGAACACCTCTTCGGGGCCGAACCGCTGAAAGCATTGAAAGGCGTACCGAATAACCTCCTGTACGTGGTTCAAGAATTTGGAAACAAACGCCTGCTGCTTCACCGTAGCCAAGCCGTCCGTCTCGGGATCGCGGCCCATCATGCGGCGGCATTCGTCAATAATAGTGCGCTCGATCTCCACGCTGCCAGGGTTAAACTGCGGGACGGGGGCAAAGTGGATCTCACCCATGCGCCGGTAGGGAATAAGCGACTTTGGTGACCAATCCAGCGAACCCTTGAAGTTGTCGGGCACCATGCGCGGGGGGCACGTTGCAAGGCTGTTTCGATCAATTCTGGAGTCCCGCTCCACCTTTACCTGCCACTGGGCGCCACGCATTTTTTCGGGCAGCGTATTGCACTCGTAGAGGCGCTTGTTGTCTTCGGAAAGGCGAGTAACGACAAAAGGGTAGTCGTCGTAGCCGTTCATAAGTTCACGCTTGGCATAGGCCGGTTCGCCCACTTTGCCCGTAAAATGAGGATGGAACACCGTGCAATAGATGCCTTGGCTCCCGTCATCGTCGTCAATGAGGCGTTGATAGCAATAAATCACCTCAAACAGTTCGTTGCTAGACGTGTTAACGGTGCGGCTACGGGTGGCGCTGGTACGCGGTTCGCCCATCTCCACGGATGCCGTAGGGCCTTTAAGAACCTGCTCCACCCACTCTTCGTCCCAGCCTTCAGTCTCGACTTTGTTCCAAAGCTGCTGCGCCGTCATAATGACGCGCCAAAAGCAATAAGGGGCCTCTTGCGGGTTGGTCGTATAGGCGGGAAAGAAAACGTCGCCATCTGGCGCCAGCGCCGCCACCTTGGGGGCATTGATTGACTGCCGCACAACGGGCAGTTCGGCGACGCCGTCCTTACGAAGCTGAATCAGCGCCTTTTTGATGCGCTTGTCTTTAATGCCCGCAAACTGCTGCTTAAACAGCATAATAAGCTGTTCGTCGTTTTCACCGCTCAAAACTAGGCGGGCCAGCGGCGGGCTAATCTCGGCAATCTGGTTAATGTCCAGCTTTTGCAAGAAAGTGCGCGCTTCCTTCTGCCAACCAACGTAAGTAATCATTACGTTCTTCTCAAGTAGGTAGTTGGCGCCCAACTCCATTTGCCGAGCAAAATCGGGAATATACGTCCGAATCATCCACTTTAGGAACGCCGAAACAACCTTGGCTCGGCCTACGTCGCCCATCTCCACCGGGAACGCTCGAATGTTTGCCCGTCCCAAAGACGACATGAACAGCGAAACGTAGGCGTCAATGTGCTCTTCAATCAGAAAAACTTCCGTGTCCGACGCATCTTCCCACGGAAACGCATCGGCCCCATGCTTCAACAAGTCCTTTGCCTTGCCCGCCCAAATGTTCCGCCGATAGTCGAAGCTATCCCGGCAAGTCGTCATGTACCAACCCAAGTCGTTTAACGTCTGGTCATAAGCGGTCTTTAGCGCCATAATGTTCGGCTTGTCGCCGACGTACAACATGGCCTGAGTGTGGTCGTTAGAGTTGTTCATTGAAACGTTGCTTGAGCTGGCTAGTGGTTTCGCGTCTGCCAATCTGCCTAATCATCGTGGAAACAAGTTTATAGTTCAGCCCAAGCTTGTCCGCCAAAGCAGAGGGAACGACTTCGTTGTAAGACGCATGAACCACATGATAAAGCATTTCAAAGGCAAGAAACCTGTCTGCTTGCTGATTCAACCACACAGGGTCTTCTGTAAGGTCTTTTTCAGAGTCCGGTGAGCAATTCATGGCGAAAACTCTCCCCTCCCGATTCGTCCTTGATACAATCGACAAAAATGGATTTGCCGATGAGACGATCTTTTAGCCGGCGGGGAATTGCCACAGGATATTTGCCGTCGCGCCCTTCAATGGCAGCAAACACCCAGTTCTCGTTGCGCGCCGGGTGAATCACATGCGCTTTGAGCCGCTTGGGCACTACCATAGGGATTTCCACGGCTAAACGCAACTTGTCGGCCCCGGATGCCGTAAACCATTTGGCCCCGTCAATCTCGTAGAAATCCTTTTCGCAAAGGTGATTGTCTCGCAACCTTGCCAATTCAGGCGGGGCCATCTTCATCTCTTTGGCCAAGGACATAAATCGGATGTCCCCCGGCTGCGGCTCACCTTGGAGCTGGGGTTTACGTCCACGCCGTTTTGCTGTTGTTGCATTCATTAATAGCCTCCTCTGGTTTTCATTCCTCTACCGCCTGCCTTAATATCAACGTACCGAATGCCATCAATCGCCGCATACCGCAGGCAATCAATTGGGTCTTTGAAGATCTCTTTCTCGTCCTCGCCGATGTACTCCTTCAGCGCCAATATCGTGTTTTCGCACCGATTGCTGATGTAGAAATGTGGGCGATTCAGCCCATCAATCGGCTTCTTGACGTTGTACGCCATCTTGCTCTGCAAAGCCTGCAATCCTTCGTTGATATGCAGCCCTGGGGCCGGGACAAAGCGCATCCCGAGGTTGCACATTTCCTCCATGATTGAGGAACTACCCATTAGTGTCTGGTGTTTGTTTGTACCCAGACGAGGGTCAATCAGGCGCTCGTACACTTCGGCAATTCCAAGCTGCTTCTCGACGTTTTTGATAATGTCGATGTAGTCGTCGTAGCCGTAGCCACGGCCCCGTGCCCCCTCACCCTCCACCCACTTGCCGCCGTTGGTCTTTGCCCAGTCGCCAAACGTCACATCCGGCCACTCTGCCACCACCCAATACGTGTCGGACGCATCCACTCCGATCCAGCTCATAAACCAGTTCTTCTTTCCTGCCGGGTCCAAAACCATGTAGTAGGTCAAACCCTTTGGTATGTCCTCTGGCTTGACGACATTTACCAGTTCCCCGAAACAGGGAAAACTGGTCGTCGCATTGGACGTAGGCACCCCATACGCCGACATGAGCGTATAGGAAACGTCGTTCTTCGCCCGGCAAATTTCCGCCACGGTTTCGTACCCACCCCAGGGGTTATCCTTCGTGTGAAAATAGATGATCGCCGTGTTCTTCTGGGCGTTCTGCTGCACATAAGGCACTTTGTAGCCCTCAAGGCCGTGCAATTCCTTCATCAACGGCGCATCCCGCTCCTCAATCGTCCGAGCCCCGCCCCGATAATTCCTCACCGTCTCCGTTTCGCCATGAATCGGCGTAAAGGTGAGCAACAGCTTGGCATCATGCGTTGCCAATCGCAGATACAAACGGTCCAACATGGCCATACCGAGCAGGTATTCGTCGCACCATGCCCCAATGTTCACCACCGTGGGCGCCGGACTGCCCAACTTCTGCCCTTCCAAAATGCTTTCGTTCTGCTGGAACTGCGTGTACGTCTTAAAAACGATCTGAGACTTGTTTGGCAGCGTCAGCTTGTACCCCGCAAAACCGTTCTGTTGGCTATAGCTGACGTAATGCGTTTCGTTTGTCACCCGCTGCCGCAATTCTGCCGGTAACATGCCCCATACCGCCGCTTGTTGCACCATTACACTCGTCTGGGCGTCTTGGGAAAAGCAAAAAATGGTGCTCTCCGGGTTGTTAATCGCCGCTTTGATGACTGCCTTGGCCCCGTAGAAGGTCTTTCCGCTGCGATTGGCGCCTAGCAGCAGCAAAGTACGGGCATCCACCAGCAATTTGTCCGCTACCTTCCAATTATCGAACTCCCAGCCGTGCCGATAGGGGTCACGCAAGCTGTTCTCAATCGCCGCATGGTAAAGCCGATGCAGCTCCACCAGCTTTTCCGGCTCCATCTCCGCCATCTCCTCCGCTGTCGGAGGTTTCAGCAACGCATGTTCCTTCCAAACCATGCTCATGCCTTCAATTCAGCCACGGGTTCGCTTACAACCACTTCCACGGCCTCCCGACGGCCCTTCAGCAAAGCCTTCGCCTCCTCAATCGCCTTCACCGCATCCGCCAAGCTCACTGCCTTGGCCCCTTGGTGCTCCACAATCATCTTGTTTCCCCCATCCGTAGCCAGGATGTGCTTGTCCGTAAAGATGCCGTAACTAAGCGCCAAATCCCGCAAGGGCGTAGCCGCCAGCATGTCCGGGTCATCGCTCATCATTGCCATCTTGTCCATTGCCAGCATCCGCGTCCCCTCCGCCAGCTCTAGGGCATCCTCCGCTATCACCTCCCGCCTTCGCCGAATCAAATCCGCATGCGTCGTCCGAATCCGGCACAACGCATTCCAATCAATCTTAAACTTTTCCTTGATCCACTTCGTACTCTTCCCCTCCGCCAAAGCCTCCACAATCTGCACCGCCTTCCCCGGCTTCTTGTACTCCAAAAGCATCTTGTTCTCCTCCCCCACCTCTTGCACCGACGCCGCCGCCTCCTTTCTCAACTGCGCCCTAACAGCCCGCTTCTTTTCCTCCGTTTGCTCCATCCTCCATTTCCTGACGCCCCCCAATTTGACTGTCAAGCCTATTGGGGAAAATTCCCCATGTTACTAAACTACGGCAATACGCCATATCTGCCGAGTTATCGTACCTTCCGGCCTTTAAGGTATCACTTCTGACGATTTATCCCTTACACCGCATAAACCCCAACCCTTTCAATCTACAAACTATTTCAACATTTGTTGAAAATAATGCTTGACGACCTCCACCCTTTCCCCCCATCCATAATGAGCCCCCCGCTTTGAGGGGGCGAATGGGCTTGCCCAGTAGCCGCCCAAGGGGTCTCCCCTTTACCCCAATTTTTAAAAATACATCTCCAAATTTTTAAACCTACCCCCGGGAAGAATCCCAATAATCACGCCAGCCTGGCCCTAGGAGCCCCCCCCCGCCCTTGGCGTAGCCATAAATCCTCGTCCGAAGTCGTAAGACTTCGAGCGCAGGCCGCAGGCCGGAGCGTGACATCAGAACCAAAGGGGCCGCAACTGGGGAGGCTCAACTGTAGATGAGTGAGAGGCAACGGGGCGGCGCCAGTGTTCCACGTGGAACATTTCATGGGAGGGGCTTGATGGATTCTCGACATGATTCTGAGCCATTACTTGAGTGAGCTTATCTGGTTTCATGGTATGGCAGGGAGGACTAGGGGAAACACCCTAGCTGAAATATGAGGTATTCTCCCGGCTATTATTTTATACGGGGAAGTGTAAAGTGTGGGCATGGAAACAAACACCACCACGAAACTGAGTCAGAAAACGCTACGGGCTATTGCCACCTACGGTCGCGACAAATGCGAGTTAGCTTATCACATGTGCGAAAACGTTGGCGAGGGTGCCAACACTATTTCGCAGGTGGTGCTTGGCGGGAAATGGGCAGGAAAGACAAGGAGCGCAGATGCTGCAATTGATGCGGGGCGCGAAATGTTCCATGCCCGCTAACCCTTCCCATCACAGCAAACAGAAACACAGAAACAAGGATAACACGAACATGAATGCACAATGGAACGAATTGGCACGCGAGGAATTGACCGCGCTTTACAGCCGCACTTGTCCGCAAGGCAAGGTGGTATTGGTAGGCGTTGCGGTTGACAATGAAGGCGGCAAGGCTTGGCAACACAGGCTTTACACCGTCTTGATTGGGGGCGAATCTTTCACTTGGCGCGCAGGTATGGGAATCAAGGGGGCGCCCGATTGCGCGGAGGTATTGGCACGGTGCTGCGCAGAGGGAGTCGGGGCGGAGTGCTCGTTTGAGCAGTGGTGCGGGGATTGCGGGTATGAGAACACGGATTCACGCGCCGCGCTTGCGACGTACCTTGCCTGTCAGGATGGGGTGGGGCGTTGCAATGTTCTACGTGGAACAATTTAATCGGGGTGGCGGCGGTCTAGGTGGAATACCCTAGGTGAAATTTGCGGATGGACCCTATATCTTTTTTATCCTTTCTCTGGTAAAGTGGGGGCGTTGAGAAAAAACCAGTAACCACTAACTAATCGCTCCCGTGAATAATCCGACCTACCTCCTCGCCTTGCTTGAACAGAATTTCAGCCGGCCGCGCCTTAATAATTCGGCTGCGGCCCGAGCCGAAACTGCGCGAGTGCTTAAGCGCACGAGCCGAACGATGGCACGAATCGAGCGCCAGTTGCGGGCCGCTGGTGTGGTGCTTGGAGCCCGCTAAGCCTTCCCAACACAGAAACAAGGAAACACGAACCATGAAAACGACACACACGAACGAAACGAAATGGAAACAAGCCGGCCTTGCGATTTACGCGGCCGACAAATGGGACAATGGGCGAAACCACGGGGGGCAACATATCGCCCAACTCACCTCCGAAGAGTGCCGGGAGGCGGAGGTTTGCGGCGGTGGACTTGAATCGGTTCCGCTTTTCAGTTATGAGACGCAATACGCCAACGCCCGCCTCATGACAGCGGCTCCGGAGTTGCTGTCTGATTTGGAGGATTTGGTCTTGTCGTGCGCCAAAGCCCTGCCCTACGAACACCCTGCGCTTGTCAACGCAAGGGCTAGCATTGCCCGTGCGAAAGGAGGAGTTTGACCATGCAAGCCATTCGCACGCATTATATTCCCTGCACGAACACTCGCGGCATTAGAATTAAGGCAAGCTGTGAACGTGGGTCAATCACGGTGCCCTTCGATCATGGGGCGCACGATGCGCACGAGGTTGCGGCGTTGGCATTGGTTGCCCGTTTCCTTGAGGAAGATTTTTCCTC